CCGAAACTTAAAAACCCAAACAGTATGACTGAATTTGAGAAAAGAGCGGAGGAAATCCGCCAGAATGTTGAGCTTGCTAAGAACGAGGCTCAGGCCGCCAAAGCTGAGGCTGAGGCATTAAAGGGCGAGCTCGCCGACAAAATGAACGAGCTCAAGACTGCTCAGGAGAACATCAACAACCTTGATGCTTCTGTTAAAGAGCAGGCTGCTAGTATCAAAGAACTCAAGGAGGCTTTGAAAGCCGCCAAGAGCGTAGACTTCAAGACCGCTTTCAGGGCAGCCCTGGAGGAGAAGAAAGACCAGATCAAGAAGCTTGTTGAGTCAAAGAAAGACAGATTTGACTTAACTCTGGAGCTCAAGAACGTTTACTCCATCGGAACTTCTCTGATTTCTCCGAACTACCGTCTCAGCGTTGCAGACGATCCTACCATCTATGCCGCAGCTCCGGTTACCAATGCTTTCATCATGGCATTCGGCATCCGTCCTAGAACTGCTAACAAGCTCGGATGGATCGAGTCTACACAGCAGGCAACCGTGGCTTACGTTGCTGAGCTTGCTCAGAACACCAGTAAGTCTGACGTTTCCTTTACTGAGAAGACTCGTGCATTCGGTAAGCTCTGTACTCTGATGCAGATCTCCACTGAATTCGAGGACTGGTTTGAGCAGCTTTACAATTACTGCGTGAACGAAGGCGTCCGCATGATCGAGAACAAGCTCGATGACGAGATCTACAACGGAGAGGGCTCTGACGCTACCTATCCTAACAAGATCTATGGTCTGAAGGCTGCTGCTACTTCATTTTCTGCTATCGCCGCTCTTGCAGTTGACGATGCTACCGTAGCAGACGTTATCCTGGATGCTGCAGCTCAGATCCAGAAGAAGGGCTTTAGCGCCAATGTCGCTTTCCTGACCTGGGCTCTGTACCGTCAGCTCCAGAGCGTTAAGGACGCTAACGGCAACTACATCTTCGACCAGGTTCGCAGCATGCTCGCTGGAATCCGTGTATTCCCTTCTGAGCGTCTGTCTTCCGGCGAGATCCTTGTGGCTGACACCAACGCTGTAGAGATCTATGCTGGCAACAGCTATGAGCTCGAGTTTATCCGCAACGGCGCTTATGACGCTTATGACGTATATTTCCGCAAGGCTGCTCAGGTCAAAGTGCCTACAGCAAACGCTTACGGTCTGATCTACGTTTCCAGCGCCGCAACCGCTATTGCAGCTCTCGACTCCGGCAAGGGAACTAAGGGCAACATCGCAACCCTCGCTTCTGCAATCGACACTACCAACAAGGTTGTTAAGACTAAGGAGCAGTCCTAATCACTCGGCTGAACTAGGGGCTGGGTAACCGGCCCCTATTATCTTTAATCGCTAACATGGAACTCAGAATCACTGAATGCACAGGGCCGCTTGCTGACCATCTCGAGCAGTTCAAGCAGTATGCTTCCATCCCGGACGACACCAGGGATGGAGTGCTGCTGAAAATGCTCAAGGATGCTATGCTTCAAGTCCAGGAATACTCAGACAAGGCTCTTCTGCCTTGCTCCTTTGAACTTACCGTTTACAACGTCAAGTTCTATCAGGATATCCGTCTTTACCAGGGAGGCAAGACTGTCACTTCTGTCAAGGACGGAGAAGGCAATGACCTTGAGTATTTCAGGATCGGCAACCGCCTCCGGATGAAGCAGGCCTCTGATGTCGTTATTGTGACATACTCTAACGAGATCAACATAGCTGAGGCAGAACAGCTCCAGCCTATAGTATGGCAGCTCGCAACTGCTATCTATGACGGAGAGGACGCCAAAGCTCAAGCCTCTATTCTGAGAACCGCTTACGGCCCAAGATAATGAGAAGAGATCCGCAGAATGCACGTAGGTTCAATGACCGCATACTCCTAACGAAGACGACCAACACCGTTGACGCTATGGGGCATGTGGCCATTGGTGCGCCTACGGTCGTTCTGGAGGTCTATGCTCAGGTCAGGCAGATGAGCGCTACCAAGACGATGCTTACTTTTCAGCAGGCAGATGTCGTAGGCGTGGATATCGAAATGAGAAAACCGGCTGTGGCTTTTGACGGCATTACCTGGAGAGGCCATGACATTCACTTTCCGGCTCCGGAAGACGTGGATAATCGTGGCCGTTATCTCCGAGTAAGCGGCTGGTATCAAATCGACAACCCTGATGTCTGATGGCAGGGCCGATATCTGTCAGTGGCCTCAACAAGCTGCTCAGGTCGTTTGACAAGACAGCGAAAGATGTCGAGAAGGCAGCGATGGAAGGCCTGCAGAAAGCCGGGCTGGAGATCATAGCTGATGCTCAGAGAAATCTAAGGGCCAACAGTTCTGTAGTGACCGGCCTTCTGAGGCAAAGCGGAAAAGTTCAGAAAGTAGATGACCTTACGCTAGACGTAGGCTTCTTTGACAGCCAGAACAAGCAAAGCGGATATGCTCACTTTGTGGAATATGGCAGACGAGCCGGAAGGATGCCCCCGCCGGATGAACTCGCACAATGGGCATACAAGAAATACCAGCTGCATGACCGGAAGCTTGCCCGGCAAGTAGGATGGGGAATGGCCATAGAGATAGCAAAGCATGGAACGCAACCACATCCGTTCTTTGTTCCGGCCATCGAAAAGAACAAAAGCAAGATCGTCTCGGCAATCCGGGACTCCGTTAACAAGGAAACTCGATGAGCGTAATTACCAGAATACTCTCAGCCATATTTCAGCGGCATCCACGTTACCAGGTCAGTGCGTATCGTCCGATATACACCGCTCTGGTAACAAGGCTTGCCGAACATAGCATCACTGTAGGAGGCAAAGCGAGTTATCCTAGAGTAGAGATTCACTCCATCCGGGAGCAGGAACGCCTGGACAAAGACGGCGCTCTCAGGCAAGTGAATCTTATTGTGGAAAGTATCAGTGACACCTCTCTTAATGAGGCTGTCGTGATGAATGATGCTGTCCTCAAGCATCTGACCAAAGAGGACTTGACCATTACCGGCTGG